GAAGCAGGAAGTAATGAAATAGCTGCAAGTATTTGAACATCATCATCTGTACCGTCACAGGTATAATCTGCCATCTCCTTTTCATTATCAAGAGCATCATTCGCAGCAACAAATATAAAAGGTTTAATTACCTGTAATTTTGTTCTTAGTGCTGTTCTGTCAGCATTCGGCATATTTGAAAACTTTATCATGATATTTATTAATTAAATTATATAAGTTTCAGACACATAATAATCAGACAAATCTTCTGTCCAATAATAATCAGAACCATCTTCTGTCCAAATAGCAAACAGTAAAGACGGGTCTTCAGATGTGGTGGTAGTAGTTGTAGTGGCTTCCTCTGTAGTAGTGGAAGTAGTAGTCGTAACAGGCTCCTCTGTTGTACTTGTTGTAGTGGTAGTGACAGGAAGTTCTGTTGTAGTAGTGGTGGTGGTGGTCAGAGGAACTTCTGTTGTGGTTGTGGTAGTAGTGGCTTGTTCAACAACTTCTCCTTCTACCAAATCACAATCAGAAATTATATAGGCTGTTCCTCCATCATAATCACATGTTTCAGGAAACTCCTGTACATCTGCTGTAGCTTCTTCCAATAAACAATTAGGAACATCAGTGGTGGTTGATGTGGTAGTGGATGTGCAATCCTCAATTGCCACTATTTGACAATCTACAACATGGAACACTGTATTTAATGGAAGGGTGGATGTTGTAAAATACCATCCATCAGGAATGCATTCACAATCTGTTCCTCCATGCCCTGCATATACATCTGCATATAATGTTATTCCTGTTGTTTCTGCCTGTATTGTGTTTAGGGCAATCCAGCCAATTTCCAAATCTGATTCATTAATAAATGCTACAGCTTCACAGGCTTCTTCTTTTGTTCCTGTAGAGAGAATGGTTATTGGGACCTCATTGTCTGTATAGCCTGTTATGAATTCATATTGTATTAATCCTTCTGGTCTTTCACATTGAGGAGGAACGGTAACAATTGCTGTTGCTTCTGTTAAATCACAAACATCAGAAATTATTGCTGTAGCTTCCAATTCACAATTTGGAAGAATTTGTATTGAAGCTGCAATAAGTCTGCAATCTGGTTGTGGTGGTGTAGTGATTATTGCTACAGCATTCCTTAAATAACATTCTGTTTCATCTGCAGGAACACCAACAATAAATTCAAAATCATCACAACAATCGTTCATTCCTGAATAGAAGAAATTATTTTCTCCTATATAGAAATTAGGTAGATAGCTATGAAAGCTAATCCATGATTTTGTATTGAAGTTGAAAGAAAGTGTCCAGCTTTTATTACAGAAGTGGGTAGTATCTGTGAGATGGATTTGTTTTGTTTCCTCACCTTCCTGCAGATAGAACAATGAATCTTCATAAGTTATATCGCTTCCCTCTATAGGAATGTAGTCCAACTTTGTAATAATAACTCTTTCGTATTTACTATCATATACAGCATGTAATCCTATTCCATTGAAATGGTTATCAACATTCAACTCAGGAAAATAATCAAGGATTTTAAAAGAGAGGTGGTCTGTAAGAAACCTGTTCATTCCTGAACCAAACGCTGAGAGGTCTATTGCCTGTGTTCCGTTAATAAGGAAAACCTGTCCTCTCTTTGCATCAATGGTTATTTGTCCTTGTGGTATTTTAAGGAGCATTTTATGTTGACTTCCTACATAGCCTAAATCTGTTTCTGCAAAATCAATTGGGGGAGCACCTTTAAACATATTGGGATTTCCTAAATAAGCAGCTTGTGGATTACTTGTATCCATTGTAAGCAGGTTGTTGTATAATAAGCTCTTATTCTCAAACCTTGCAAGAATTGCTCTGTTCTGTATGCCGTCTAACGATGTTAGACTTCCATAATTCTGTGGAAAATCAAAATAGGAAACTCCTCTATAAATCAACCATGAATTTATCCTATTGTCAGAATCAATGTTTTGTGCATCAGAATATATTGCCCTGAATGGATATTCTGTATAACACGGTTTATCCCAATCTATTGGTAAATGTGTAAAAAGATTTTCCTTATTCTGTTTAGAATAAGTAGAATTATAAGTGTATGTGTTATCATTTGCTATAGAAACAAATGACTCTTGTACCCAATCATCAGGAATTGATGAACTGACATGAGGCCAGAAATCACCTTCCCTGTTATTGAATGCCTGACGCAAATCCACGTTGTAGGAACTTTCACAATAAAAATTGGGAACACCATAAGCAAATAAATAAAAATACCCATCATAACTTATTCTATTAGGATTATCTTTTGAAACTGTTTGATCATTTGGACAATCAAAATTGTGTGCTTTATAGGAAATAATATTTGATAATAAATAAGAAGGATCGTATCCTACAACATAATCTTTTGTAATACTCCTTGCTGAATGCCAATATACAGGATATGCCACATTTCCTATTTCATCATAAAATATATCACTGTCATCAGGAGCATTCACCCTATTATCTATAAAAAATGGGAGTTTTGTCTTGAAAGCAAATCTACATATAAATGTATCACCACCAAACACTGTAGCTGTTCCAGAAGCTGTCAATAAGGACTGAAATCCTGTATCAATTGTTTCATAGGAATATATTTGTCCCCATTGATTGACAATATTGTTCTTTATTGAAGCATAATATGAAACAACGGATATATCCTCCTTCTTATCAGGAGTGTCACACAATCCTCTTTCAGAAGCAGTAAATCTTGAATTATCAACAAGAATATTGTTTGGTGTGGAAGGATATTCAAAATCTTTCTCTGTTTTTAAATAAACGGAAGATTCTCTCTGATAATTGTTAATATCATAATCATCTCCTGTAGATATCACTCCTGGTATTAGATATCTGGCTATATCGAGATTTCTTTGTTTTATCCCTTCATCATTAGGAATTGGTGCAGAATAGTTGTAATCTGCTATGGAATTAAAAGAATAAGCAAAATTCTTTCTGTTCATTCCATTGACATAAATAGTCAAATAGGACTCATAGGATGTAAAGAATGCTGCAGAATCAAAATTATCAGTTAAAATCCCTAATGCATTAGCTTTATCAATGGCATCTATTTGTGCTTCTTTTGTAAGGAGTTTATATTTGGCATTATCTTTCACCTCTGTGAAATGTGCTTTTCCCCCTCCAAAGATTACACTTTCCAGTTTTAAAACATCACCAAGAAAGGGTTGTCCAAAAGATGTCTCCGGTGAATTGAATATTTGTCTTGATTTGTCCGTAATAGATAAAGGATCAGGTGGAACAGAGCATTGATTCTGAGAAATATGTGTACTTGTAAGTGTCCTGTGAAAATTATTTTCTGTACCTTCTATACCACCATCATATACAGGGCCACCACTATTTATAACTGCACGTAGATGTGCTGTTTCATTTGCATTTAACCATTCCCTTCTATCTCCCACTTTATAGTCATTCCATCTTATGTAAAAACCTACAAGACAAGGGATTTGTATTCCTGTTCCTAGAATATAACATTTTGGAGTGACAGTCCATTCTTCATAATTAGCAAGTCCTATCTCTCCTATTGCATCATTTATTATTACAGGTTTTGTTATGGAACAATACTCCTTTGTTCCCAATACATTAATTGTATCTGTAACCCTGTCATTTGTTTCACAATCTGTATATTCAATTTCAGCATATCCCTGTAATCCAAAACTTGTAATCTCCACTTCATAAGCTTCACACATTAAGGAATAAGCATTATTTGTCTGATTGAGAAAAGGATCAGGAGATAAATCATTATATGGATAATTAGGATAGTAATATGTGTTTCCTTCTCTTTCATAAGAACCAACATTTCGAAGAATTCCTTTTGCTACAATTGATTTATTTGTTGCCCTGTCTCCCCTTAATATTTTAAATCCTATAATATCAGCTTTTTGCTCTGATGTTAGAGAGGAAGATGAAATCAATATTTTAATCTGGTCAATATCCACTTTTACACCAATGGGATAAATAGCCTCATTTTTCATTACAGGAGACAATGTTCCACTTACACTGTACACCTCACTCTCAAAAATAGGACTTACAAGAACATCAGGAAATTTATGATGTCTGATTGGTTGCCCTGAAAGCTCTCCCCACACATCATCGTTACAAGGATAGAGTTCTTCTGATTCCCAATAGGCAAATTCTCCATATTGATATGGTCCTTTATAGGAAGATGAGGTGTTGTATAGAGAAGATGTACCTGTAACACTTGCTGTGTTATATATTCTCCAATAAGGAGCACTTGTTCCTTCTCCAATAAAATCATCATTTGTATTATCAACATCAGGAAGACTATTTTCAACAATACTTTTCATTCTTCCAGGAATATGAAAACCATCTGTCTGTTTTCCACTGGTAAGAAGAAAAGCTATTTCATAGGGATACACCTCATCTCTAAGTTGTCCTCTTAAATTTGTAGCATTCCATTCATCACTATAATCCTCATCTGCAGGAATCCTCCATGTCTCCCATTGTAAATGTATTTTATTGGCAATATGTTGATAATTCACCCTGTCAATTGATGTAAGATTATCCCATACAAGCACATCCTGCACTGCTGTTACATCCTGAGCTATGTCATAATAAGGAAACTTTTCAAAAATGTCATTTATGGACAGTCTTATTGCTGCTGCATCTTGTCCTGAATATGTTATATGTTTTGTTGTGCTATCAATGTAATAAGTTCCTACCAGTTCCACAGAGGAGATCGCATTGATAGTTTTGATTACGGCTAAGTTGAAATACTGAAATTGTCCTGTTCCATCTAAATTATCAATTTGTACAACAATTGATTTGCCTACAGGATAATTAAAATTGACACTGGTGATTGTATTGTCAGCAATAGGAGTTGGATTGGTAATTGAATAATAGGAAGTGTAAGGATTTCCCTGTACATCAGAATATTGTGCAGCAAACTGGTATGCTCCTGCTGTTAAATTGCCACCACTTACAACTTCTTCGACATGTAATTGAGGAATAGCAAAATCAGGTTGAAGTTTTAATTGATTACAATCAACATATTCTGTCTCTGCAGGATCACACAAATCACTGTTAGGTTGAAGAGTTTTAGGAATATCATCTATATTTAAATATCTACGTGGATTTAACCCATCAGTCCAATAAATTTCTGTAGAACAATTTGTTATTCTATGCACCACCTTATGAATTGGATAGTTGACATTGAAATTTAAACAAATTGCACTAATAAGGGTGTGATAAATGCAATCATTATTGTCCATATATCCAATCTGACTATCGCCAGTGATAGAATTGGCAAGAAAGAATATATGTTTGGATTGTTCGATGATAAAATGTTTTCCAATAACAACATATCCTTCAGGAAATTCAAGACAGAATTCATTACCCTCTTCATTTTGATAGGAGGCTGAGTTAGCATCAAAGTTTTCAATAGCAGCATTCAGGGCATATGAAACCTTTCCTTTGCCTAACTGATTAACAGATTGGTCCATATTAAGACCAACTGTAGCATTATTATATTCCTGTCTTATGTTTCCCTGTTCTTCAGCCATTATTTATTAGTTTCTTCTCCATGCAGACCTGCTCCTGTTTGGAAGTTCATACATATTAAACCTTCTCAGTGTATTTCTTATCTTCCTTTGTTTATCATAGATTGTCTCTTTTTTCGTTTCCGTTGTTGCCGAAATAAATGCTTCATCTGCCATCATTTTAGCATTTTCCATTTTTTGCTGAAGCTGGTTGAAAGTTTCATCATTAGTTTGATTTGTAAGAGTTTCAAACATTTTATATTTAAGAAACAATTCAATAAACTTTCTTATATAATAATTATCAGGAATTAGTTGATTACCTGTTTCATCATAATCTACAGCATAATATATTAAATATACACTCCCTGTTCTGAAATTGGTAACAAATTTATTGTCACGTATATCAAATGAATCATACCCTGATGATCCTGTAGAGAGGGAATTTGATAACTGGCAGTTGTCATATAAGTCCCATTCATCCGTATAACTCACATCGCAGTTTTTTCTTGCAGAGATATTTCCTGGTTTTAATAAATACTCTTTATGATATGTCCTTGCCACCTCATGATTTGTTTTATATACAGCCTGAATAATTTCTGGTTGACAAGTTCCATCACAATTTGGATTTGTACATGTTGGATTATTACATAAATCTCCTCCCACTGTCATAGGAGCAATTTGTATTGTTGTTGATGATGATTGGGAATAGAAAGAGTTTGCTGCCTGATAAGGAGCAGCATCCACTTCTGCACATAACCATGCCTCTCTTACAGCATGAAAATTATCAGGTAGCCTTGCCTGAAAATCCTCCAGATACATCATTTCCGGTTTAATAACATATGAGCCTCTCCCAAGTCTTCTCAGACACTCATTGACATATGATGGAAAGAGAAGATCATCACAAGCACCAGTATCAAAATATCCTTTAAGCTCCTCTTTTACAATAGAATATGTACTTTCTGGTGAAATAAAATTATATTTATAATAGCTGCTCATAACGTTTATATTTATTATCTAACCCTACCTTCCCATTCACAATATTTATCTTTATACTCACTATCTACATTTATATAATGTGCCAATAGTCTTGCTGTACTTCTTGCTGCTTTAAAACTCCATACACGAGCATGTTTAAATGTTGCAGTGTCTATAAACCAAGCCCATCCAAAATAATAACCATCTGTATGATAATTGAAATTATAAATTAGTTTTCCCTTTTCTCTTGTCTTTTTCCAATCTACAGGAAGTGTAATGTGCACCTTACCATAACCATCTGTACATTTTGTCACTCTCTTTTTCTTCTTTATTGCAAATATACCAAGTCCTGCAGGAAGTTTTGCTTTTTCACCAGTTTCAAGAAGATGTGTCCTGAAAGCTTCATTATAGGAATAAATGATATTTGCCCAATCAGTATATGACACCTTTATATCACGGTATTCCTTACGAAATTTTCTGTAGTTTTGTTTGCTTGCTGATCTAAAGTCAACTTTTACTCTCATTGTCTGCTTCTGTTAGAACTTCTTGATCCGAGTAATTGTACATCTTCCAGTCCTTCCTGAGAAGTATCTGGCTTAATTCTAAAATATGTATAAAGAAGATTTTGAGAAGTGAGTTGTAACACTTGCTTTTCCAAATAGCCAGGAAGTGCAAATTCCTTATCTAAAGGATTTTTACAATATTCATCATCAGAAACATTCATATTTGAACAATCACAATCTGGATACATTATTTCATTAGGTATATCCTCTTCAAAAAGAGCAACAAATCTAACAGCTTGAATAAGAGGATTTGTTACATAGAGATAGTTATTTGATATCCAGAAATATTCTTCTTTTTTTATAACAGGAAGTTTTAATAAGTTTAAATACCTGTTAACAGTTATTTCTTTTAGTTTTTTTCCTTTGCCACTCATAGCATTTATAGAATACGCTCCCTGAATTACATATTGATAGTTTCCTTCAGATATTCTTGGAAGTTTATAAACACTCCTTGCTATTGTACAAGGATCACTATAACTACCACATTCTGATACAGAAGCTTCCTGCATTTGCAAACAGGGGATTGTGGTAAAAATTGTGTCCGTAGCCCAAAGCTTTCTTAGGTTTGTTTCCCGTTTTACGAGAAGAAGAGTATTATTTCTAATCTCAGAGAGTATGACGCGATCTGTTATAAAATTGTCAGTGGAAAGTAATTTATGTTGTCCACGTACATCAGAAACCAACTTTCTTCCTATCATAATAATTCAAATTTCAGTAAAGATATAATTTTCTTCGAAAATATTCAACACTATTCTAATCAAATGAATTAGAGACGAAAACATATTATAATATATTTAGTTATAAAACAAAGCTCCCTGAAAACTCAAGGAGCAATGTCATAGACTTAATGTAGAAAGCATGAAACAAAAACTTCAGAAACTATTCTCAAAATGTATTTTATATTATCAAAATTAACAAGGAAGAATAGTAATAACTTCTCCCAATGTCAACGCGATTTCAAACCTTCTCACTACTGAATTTATATCTTCGATGAAATACCACCCACCTGTCAATGGTGAATTAGTTGCATCTGTTGTATAAATGTGGTCTCCGAGAGCAATGATAAGTCCCTCTGCATCGGTATAGAAAGTGTAGGCTGTTGGGTCAAAGCAAGTGATTGATTCAAAACTCCCATCAGGTCCATCTCCCGCAACTGCAATAAATCCTGCTCCTGCTACTGTTGTTGTTGTAGTGGTGGTGGAAGATGATGTACTGGTGGATGTGGATGTGGATGTAGTGGTTCCTACTATTACAATAAGTGAGCTTTCACATGTTCCTGTTGATTGAATCTTAACACTATTTGTAAAATCAGGTACTGTAGCACTATATCCAGCCACAAGATCGTTTTTGCTTACATTAGTATCAAAAGCAACTGTATATCCATCCAAGTCTGAATAAAGGTCAAATGGTCCAACATCAGAGCCATATACTGTAAGTGTTATTAATACTGTCATTTTATTCTATTTTTTTAATTATTCTGATATTGTTGTTGTTGTAGTTGTTGTTGTCTCAGCTTCAGTGGTGGTGGTGGTTGTTGTTGTGCTGTCATATAATTCCTGAATAATATCACATAATTTAGCATCTATTTTCTGTAGAGCCACTGTAATAGTGTTACATGTTATTATTCCTGAACATGGGAGATTTGGCCCATCATATATGAGATGTGTACTTTGTATGGGAAGTGCTATGCAATTATCTGGATATGCATAATATTGTCCTATTCTATATGGTGTATTACAACTCATTTTTTAAGGTAGATATATGATGAAGTATGTTCCTATAGATGGCTGAATATTATTATGTGCCATTGTTCCCCCTGCACTGCTATTAGTGACAGTAACAGTGGTGGTACTTTTATCAGCACTTGTTCTTCCTACATTAGCTCCCCCTGCAAGGTCTGTTCCTGCTAATCTATAATCTTTATCAGCACTACTTAGTTCATCAATTTTTATAGGATATGCAGATGTTAATGTAGTTTTATTTCCTCCATTTCCTACCATCAAATGTGTATGATCAGCAACAGTAACTATTGGTGTAGCAATATGTGTATGTGATGGTATTTGCAGAACATTGGTTAATGCTACGCTATTTGCTCCTTCAATGGAGTAGAGTGAATAATTGGGATTCCCCAATGCAGGATCAACTGCTGCCTGAAATGCTCCTCCAAGCATCGAACCATCAGTTACTCCTACAGCAACTCTTCCTCTTTTATCTGGTGTACCATTTTGACCATTACATAAATAAATATTAACCCAATCCCCTGTTCCTGCTCCTGTAGCATCAAAATAAGTAAGAGGCCCATAATATTCCATTGCTGTATAAGGAACCATTTTATTATTCATAAGTCCAGAAGATGTTCCTCCAATATACGAAGCAATTAAACTATCAAGGTCTGCAAGCTGTACATATGTAGCTGGTAAACTGGAAAGAAGGGATGTAAAGCTAATATTCAGGGTACACAATGCATCTATTACAGCTTGTAACACTTCATGTGTATCTGTCTCATCAGTTACAGTGAAACAATCTGTATCATATGCGGAATTAAGAGTGGATGTATCAGATTCAATATTCGTTATCCTTGTATCAAGGGCACAGGCAGCCTGAATTATTGCTGTAAGTATATCATTTAGTGTAGCATCCCCTTCTGGTAGAAAATCACTTATAAGAGTACATATTATATTAGCATCTATCGTAGGAACAATTCCTGTTCCAGCTAACACTGTAATAAGATAGTCTGTTATTGCTTCTTCTGTAGCAGCAAGAGAAACACCATTTTCTATTCCTAAAGAGGCAATGGTTGGTCCTGTATATTTAATACATTGGTCAGAAGTTATCTGCACACAGCCATTAAAACAGTTTGAACAACTCATAGTCATTTATATTTTAAAATCTTAACTTTAGAAGCAATCATTTCAGTAGTGTAAGGAAGAGCATAATCTGCATTACATGTTCTGTAAGTGAGAATCCTTTTGTAATTAAGAAGATCCAGAAAAACAGAAGATTGTACTGGCTGATTCAAAGCAAATATAGTGTTATTATACAAGATTTTTGCAAGTTCTGTCAATTTACAATCAATGTCATTTAATAATGACGTAATAGTCGAACAATCAACACAATCTGTAAGCCTTATTGTTATCATAGCTTTTTATTTAGCTGGTGGAGGTGGAGGTGGTGTTCTACATTCAGGACAAAGTCCTCCTTTTAATTGACACCCACAAATTTTTTTACCGCATTTAGAGCATGTCATATTATGTAAAATTTACTATGTAATTAGTTCCTGTACATCCACAATTATTCACTATAAAATTATCAAGCATTTTATTGGCTGTAATATAAAGCTTGTTGGCTTCAAATACAGCACAATTATTTGCCGCAGCAACAGCACTTTGAATAAAGAAATAAATAGTGTTAAGAGTATCCTTTGATTGTATTTTTATTGCCCTGTCACATTCCATCATATCCAATTTCATAAAAGCCCTGTCAAACTTCTCCTGTATCTGCTCAATCCTCATGATTGTCTTATTTATCGCTGTTACATATGCAGGAGCAATTGAATAAGTTAAATAATAGACACCATCAGGAAGAGGTGAGGTTTCTTCACCTGTGGCAGTAATCCCTAATGTAGCAGATGTATATAAATTATAACTATCTGTACTAAAAGGGAGACTTATTAAATCAAAACCAGGAGGTGTTATTTCTATTGTTGCTGCTGCAACAGGTTCAGCAATATCATATACAGAAGCATCAACTATTCCTAATGTCAATGAGCTGTATGTAGGAAGTACCAATACATCTAAAACAGTTGCCATATTTTATATTTTAAAAAGAAAGGGATAGGAATAATTGTCCTATCCCCTTCTATATATTAAGGAATTGTAATCACCAGTCTTATGTAGTGGTAGTAGTGGTAGTGGTGGTACTAATACATGTGTTATTATCTGACACCTCACCAAGAGCAGTCTCCAAAGCTACTTCCAAATCTGTAGCAATCTGTGTTCCTGTAGGAACAGCTATGATCACCATACTGTCCTCTTTGATATAATCTCCCCAATTATAAGCACTTGCATCAAGCTCGTTAAACTTAATATAGAAAGTATCATACGCTGTTCCACTGGCTACATAGCTTTCAAAATTGGCATTATATCCTGCAATCCTGTAGAGATGTTTCAGGAAACCAGCCTGATAGCTATAGTAGTTTTTCTCCAATTGTGCTATTTCTGCAGCAGTTCCTGTAGCATAATTTGATGTCTGTACAGTTGCCACTGTAGCAACAAGTTCACAGGCATCATTTACAATGAAGTCAGCAGTGGTAGCAGGGCCTTCATATACAAATGCCCTAAACCACATCCTGTCATATTCATGTGGAAAAGCAGCTACATCGCAAGGTTGTCCATATGCTGTTAAAGTTTTACCTTCAATCACCAATTTAGCTGTATCTCCTGACCCACTTTTTGAGAAAGTGAAATAGGTGTTTAAACTCCAATTATCAGGATTTGCTCCATTTGCAGGAGCTGTAGAAATAGGACTTGTCCAATCAATCACACCACTTGTAACATTATATCCTGTCAATTTCTCCATTACAAGGTCAATCAACCCATCAACATCTGTGTTAACACAAGGATCACCATCACAATCACAACATGGAGCGTTTACAGTGACACTCCTTGTTAACCCATTGAAATATAATGTATCGAGATAGGAACTATGGGCACGAAGGGTGAGGGTGACAATATCGCCACATTTTACAGTCCAGTCATCAATTTCAATAATTTGGTTTGTTGGTGTAGGACATGCTCCCACCTTATACCATTCTGTTACATTTGAACGACATGTTCCTGATGGAGGACATCCTTTAATTTTATCAGAACGTTTACTTCCCTGCAGATAGGTAATCTCACGACCCTGTGCTACATAGAAATAGGGTGCAGTCGATAAATCGGTTGCAAGCGTATAATCATTCAATGCAAGACCAACTTGTCCTGCAGTGAGGTCTTGTGTAGATCCAGAGCTGGGAAGCGTATCTTGTCCCACTGGTACTACAAAAACTGTTGTTAATGAAAAATCAGCCATTTTTGCTAAATTTTAATTGTTAATAATTATTCATTAGTCTGTATTCTCATCTGGGAACTCTGTACAGCAGAGATGTTCTCTGTTCCAAATCCCAGGTTTAAAATCGTTAAATCCAATAATTCATCCTCCATATATAAGGGAAGTTCACAATTTGTATTAACTGAGTCACTTCCGTCAAATTTTACATATCCTTCTTTATCTATGTAATTAGGATATCTCATGTACATTAAATATAGTTTTGTTGGGATGAATGTTCCGTCAGTAAATATACTAATTTCATTTGATGAAATACTATTAAATGTTTCCTGATATTCAAAAGATGGTCTGTAATGTACATTATTTAGTAAAAATTGAACATCGCCATGTTTTAACAGGTCTTTATTAATCCATATAATCCTGTTTTTACATCTTCCCTTATTTGCTATTATATAACTGTCAAGATATAAAAAATATTCAGGATTGAGAGTTGATAAACCCGAAGACCATTGATGTAGTTGTTCATTTGTTTCTTCAAGACTAAGTGGATGATCTTTATAATCTTCAACCATTCCCTGTAAATCTTCATATCTTTTTTTAAAGGCATCCATCCCCATTCCATTGGTTGTACTAAAACCACTCACCTTTTGTTTTATAAGAATGAGTTGTGCTTCATTTAAAGCAAGTATTTTATCTTCAGGCTGTATTTGCTGATGCTCATTTGTAGATAGCTTATTCAGCCTCTGATCTATTTTATATAATAAACTATCTACCTGTATCATACTGTAGCTATTTTCTTAATTTTCAATTTTCCTTCCAATGTCATCAAATCATCCTGATGATCATCATCTGCCAAATATTTAACTAAATCTTCTTCATCATTGGCAATTTCAAGCTCTCCTTCATACATTTTACCGTTAGGCTTCATTCTGTATATGGAATGTGTAATTGCCTGTTTCACCAAGTCTTTTATGTGTAAGAGATTTTCTTTCATGTCAGCAAACCTGTTAAACACTTCTATTGTTGATAGTCCCTGATATTTTCCATCCTTAAACTCTGTTTGTTTAAGAATGTTATCCACCTGATTATAAACAAAATCATCTTTACTGTTCTCTGTAACAGGAAGTCCCAACAATCTTGCCATTCTCCTTTTCTTCTCCGGTGTCATAGCATCAAATTTGGAAATAGCCTTGTTGATGAGCTGTTTCTTTCTGAAAACAATAGCATTCTCAATATCATCATCCACAACATAAAATTGCGTATCTGCAGGATATTCTCCTCTTTCCCATGCCTGATAAGAACTGGCAATGGTAGGATGTACCCTTAACCATGAAAAGGCAAGTTCCTGAAAAGGATTGGAAAAATCAAAATAATTATCGCCATCCATTAGTTTAACAGGTCGAACATGTGATGAATCATTTGTTGAAACTGCAAGCCCATAGTTCCAGAAAGCAGAACGTGGACTTAAATCCAAACCACCAAGAGCTTCTTCAAGCCTTTTTCGTAAACTGATTACACGTTCCATTTCAACCTTTTTCTCTGTAGGATCTTGAATTCTCTGTATATATGCAGCCTTTTCATCAAGTCCTGTTCTATATGTTCCATTTAATTCCTTGTAAGGATATTTAAAACTACCTGTTCCAGGAACTCTTGTTAACCCTCTTTGTGCAAGTCCTCCCTGCATTGTCTGCAATTGAGAATTATTATACTCCTTTTTGATTGTTGAAATCTTACCAACCTTTGCCATATTTAGTTATTTAAAATTAAATCGTAGAGAATGTGAACCGAATCACATGGCGAAGAGTTTCCTCATCCCTTCTCTTTTAAGAAGAACCCTCTGGAAAAATCCAGAGAGCTTCTTAATTATTTCTTAAAACTGAGGAAGTTCCTCAATTAACACTGTTCTTGACAAATCTTCAATGAAAACATCACAGCGATCTTTCATCCATAATTCATATCCTGGGAATTTATTTGCAGAACTCATTCCCTGAGATTTTGCAAATCCCAAATGATGTAGCGTACCATCAATATATCCCCAAGTCATAGAAGGTCTTGATTGCATCCTTACTTCCCTGATGTTATTAACTAAAGAAGCATCCCCTGTTGAAGAGACATCAAATACAAAGAATATGGGCGTTGATTTCATATTCTGACCAAACTCTAAATTGCTTTGTGGAAGATCAAGTTCCTTCAGATGGAATAATTCCACCTTTCCTGTTTCACGGGTAACCATTGAATCAAATGCGAAATTATATGTAATATGCTGTCCTTCACCCTGTAAATAACGATTTCCACTATCTGCCATGAAGGTTAATCCACTATTTAAAGCATCAGCTTTAAAAGCTTGTCCTGCAACATCAAATCCTGCTTCATTGGTGTAGAGTTTAACATGCCTGTCTTTTACATCAACACGCCTGTAATAAAGATCCCCAAAAATTCCACGAAGATAGTTTGCAGAGAATTCACCCCTGTTGTATTCAGAGTGATTTCCATGATTACGCATTCTGTGATATACCCCTGCTGATGTACGTTTTAATTCCTGTTTAGCACCCTTGGTTTTTACTGTCCCAGGTTTTCCCCAGATCATCTTTTTCACCTTTAATTCGAGCATTGATTTTCTCATCATAAACTCAACAAAAGGTTCCCATTTTACATCATTTCTTGTCAGAGGAAGCTGATTTCTGCGCTGTGGAGCATATACAAGAATGTCAAGTGCTCTGCCAGAAGCATCTTTCATTATTTTTGCATCAGCCCAATCAGTAATTTTATGTTCGTATCCATATCCTGAACCCAGAGATTCAAACATTGTGATTTTTTCACCCAAGCGGGCTAATCCTGCTAAGTCCTGGTCAAATTCACCGATAGCCATATCAACCAGTTCCAGTTCAACTCCTACAGCAAGAAATTGGCTACTAACAAAATCCACAATCGGATTATCACTAACCAATGTCCATGTGTATAAATATCCGGCATTCCAGGGCTGAGGATCTTTAATACAATACCAACGAGGACCATACTGACGGCTTCCTACAGAAACAATCATATTCATAGAGAATTCATTGGTGTCCAGCACTGTTTGAAATTCCTGTCCGTCAATACCTGGTTTTACCAGATCAGAGGTGGAGGTAGGAATATCAATAATTTTTGGAAACTTATAAGGAACTGCAACATTCCATTTCCAGGAATCACTGTTATTATCAATATAATAAGGAGTGCTCTTGTTGATCATGTCAAGAAAATCATTACTATACAAAGAGGTCTGTGTATACAGAGATATGATTTTTTTGTCATAGTCAGCAGGTTCTGTGCTATGGAAAGATTCCAAATGGTTGGAATCTGTTAATTTACCTATTGCCCTTTTGTCCATTGAGGCTACTCTGGCGTAGGTGAAACCAGTTAAGCCTGGAATTGTTTGAATTGCCATATTATTCTTCTTTTAAAATTATTTATGAAAACCATGATTTATTTGTTGTTTTTTGTGGACTTGTTACAGTCTTCGTTTTTTGTCTTGCCAAATCTCCGAACAATTGATCAGTCTTCTTGGTAACAGCCGATCTTTGAATTGTTGATAATGTCGGATCTTTTTTCAAAATCTGAAGCAGTAGTCCCACTTTCACTTTCATTTCGTGGTTTTCAGGTCTCTTCAATTCCAAGATGGTTTTATCAAAATCTGTTAATGTTTCACCACTAACAGTTTTGTATTTGTCCACCAGAAGAAAATCTTGTAGTTCTTTTACCAAATTACCATTCAGAGGAATACCATCAAATTCTTTTGCCTTTAACTTGTCCTGAAGAATCTGTTGTACATTCTGAATGTACTGATTTTTAATTGCAGCCTTTTGTTGTAATTCCCTTTCAGCGTTTATTTCTATCTCCTTCAGCTTACTGGCTTCTTTTTTTACCAGAGCTTTGTGATGTTTTGCACTCACTGTTTCAAGGTCACCATAGTTTTTAAGCCTGTCTATTTCAGATGTTATATCTTCCTGCTCAAAACCCTGGTCAGTTAACGCTTGCCTCATCACTTTCACCTGATTATCTTCAATTGAAAGATCTAATTCAGCGAAACTCACTACGTTATTGTATATTCCGTAATACTCTCTTGGGTTTACCCCTTTTGCAAATATGGCTTCGAATGCATCCTGATGATCCTGCCCAAACTGGGAAATGAAATTATTTACAATTTCAATAGCCCCTTTTTTCTTTTCTTCTTTAAACCTTTCAAGGAATTCTTCAGGAGATTTAGGAAGAACATCATCTTCTTCATCTTTTGTGAAAACACCCAATCTTGTTAATTCCTTCGCAATTGTTGTAAATTGAGTTTCGTTATCTTCAGGAAGTTGTTCTTCATCAACGGATTCTATTTCAGAGGCAACTTCTTCTCCTTCTCCTTCTTCTTCAGCATCTCCAAGAAAGTTTTTGAGAACATCCTGTTCAGCATCACCCTCTTCCTTCTGAACAATTTCTTTTCCTTTTGGTTTTTCAACAGGAGGAATAACTGGTTGTTTCACCTCCTTTACAATTTTTTCTATTTTTTCAGGATCTGATGTTGATGTTTCAGGTTCAAACAAATCATTTAACAATTGTGCATCTCCTGTGCCCATGTCCATTGTATCCTGAATACTAAAATTGCTCAGTTCTTCTGCTTCGTTAGCCATAATGTAGTTTTTATAATTTGTATCAGTGTAAAAATATATTAAAAATCCTTATATTTTACACAAAAATCGTTATAAATTTTATTTTTTCCCATTGTATAGCATTAAAAATTTTTCATTATAACTAAATAAGTTATTTTTTGGTTTTTGATGCTCTGTTACTCGCATTCACCCTGGCGATTTGCAAATCGTTGATTTGGTTCTCCCTTGCCACTTGTAATTTCTCTTTCTCTATTTGCATCTTCTGTGCATTTTGTGCAGACTTACTCTGTATATCAGCCATTTTAAGGGCATATTCCTTTGAAGCCTTACTCTGTTCATTGGCAAGTCTGCTCATTTCAAGAACATCAGGAATTGTATCATTGTCTAAATCCTCAGAGGTTGTCTGTCCAAATCCTGTTGCCTGTATAATAGCTATTTCCTTTTTGGAAATACGATCCAATTCCTTTTGATAGTTTTCATTTGCTATTTCCTCCTGTCTTATTCTTTCAGCCTGTTCTAATTGTGCCTGTGCAATTTGTTGTGTCTGTTCAAGTTTTTGTTGTTCAAGTTGTTGAGCCTGTTGCTGCATTTGTAATTGCTGATCTCTAAGATTTTTAAATGTCTTTTTCATTTGTCTCATACTCTTAGTAGAATAAAGCTCTATTACATCATACAGGCTTCCTCCGTTCTGCATAAGAGGTTGTGCAAGTGCCCTTAGTTCATTGAACATCTGTGTATCCTCTGGCCTGTTGGTTGGGAACACTTTGAGGTCACGGAATTTGAGGTCATTACCATTGACACTTATGAAGGCTGCTTCTCCTTCAGAGGTGATGTAGGATAGGGTGGAGGTTTCTTTGTTACTTTCGATGTATTGTGAGGCATCAATGATAGCCTGATAAAGCTGGCCCATTATATATTCGTGTGCTACAAAGAGAGGTTCTGTTTGTGAATAGGATTGTGTTATTGCAGCATTTGTCCCTGTTGCTGATTCGCTTGGAGATACACTGCCCATTCTTTGTCTTGACATTCCTATTAATTCCCAACATTCATTTTTCATCTGTACAGCCAGTGTATATCTGCTTTGAATTTCATTGGTTCTTGTCAGGTCTATATTTTTCGCTATTGATGTATTGCTTACAGGAGCCTTTGTGTTCTCTGGGGAATCATCATCAAATATAACACCTCTTTCCCTTGCTTCCATTTCCCATATATCAATAGCATCCTGGTCATCTCCATCTTTCAGTCTTGGAATCCTTCTTATATTTACAGAGGCTACATTTCCTATTTCTTTCTTTAGGAGACTAAAAAGTTGATTCATACATACATTATATATCACCTGAAAAGGTTTCATCATATCAACCAAAGACTTAGCCTCTGTATTCTTGATTTCAAATGTCATTCCAATAATGGGACAATAATCAAGAAGTTTGAAGGGTTTGACATGATATACATCTGTCCCTATTTTTTTAAATTGATACCATTGATTTACCCATCCCCATTCCAAAGAAATCTGTGTAGGGATACTTCCTGATTTATAATTTTCGTCAACAAGAGAAGTTTGTTCATTTCCCATTTCATCAATCCATGTCACCTTTCCTATTTTCTTCTTTGAAATGAAATATCCTCTTACAACCACATATTTATATCCAAAAGCAGAAGTGTTGGAATTGAGACCGAGAAAACCTGTCAATCCATCATTGTTCTCTCCCATCTCGCTATCTGTAATCATTCTCTCCTGTACAACAAGAGGATCATATACATCATACATTATACTATCCTGTCCGGGAATTGCATTTGGATTTCCCAAATTACTTTCTCTTACATCAACCAATCCATCATTTTGTGAGGAGGTTCTTAAATGATCTATCTCTTCCTTTGTAATTTCAGGGACAGCTTCTATAAGCTCTGAGATTTCCATCACCTGAACAACACCAGCAGCATAAGCTCCCTGTGCCCTTCCTGATGGGTCAGAAATATATTTCTTATCTGGAGATTTTAAAAACCATGTATTCTTTGGATTTGCCACTTCAATGTTATATCCCACCTTTGAATTATCCTCATATATATGAAAGAACTCTCTTGCAGAAATCATTATGTCTCTAAATGTATCTTCCCCTTTTTCTTTAATATTGAAATCAGCTTTTTGGCATGTCAACATCTTGTTTGCCCATTTTTCAGCAATGGACGTATAATTATCCAATTCTTCCTTCACCTGTTCCATTGTAAGTTGCTCAAGTGAGTCCTCATCAATTTCCTCACCATTGAGAGCAGCTTTTTGGAGAATTTTTTGTTTTGCCTCATTGATGACAAATTGCTGTAAGAGATCTGTCCTGAATTGCATTTCCTCAGACTGGCTATCATCATCAAAAGCTTTCACCCTATATGTATCAGGGCGTTTGCTCATCTCTCCCACCAATTCATTAAGAGGTGTCGTAATAATAGAATAATGCTTAACATATGCAGGAAGTTCGAGATCTTCTGTTAACATCTCTGTAAAACTTTTTACCTCTGGCACTTCATAGAAATCCTCCATTCGAAGAATCCCCTTAACAAGATCGTAGTTTTTGACAAAACTATCCTTGTTTTTTAAATATTCAATATACGCTTTATTTACATAATAATCCACCGTATTCTTTATCCAACTCTCATCCTGTTTTTCCTTTTCTGTCTTAAATTGGTCAGGAGAATTGTTCAAATAAGCATAGCTTATTGCATCGTCTTTAACATATTTGATAATTGCCATTATATGAATATTTTACGTTTTTTATTATTGAAAAGACTTTTAGTTTGTGTGAACAATATGTTCTTTTGTTTTTTCACATATAATGAAGCTATTCTTCCATCATTATCCCCTCCAACTCTTCCTGTAATAGGATCCATTTTTATTGCTTGGGCTATTGCTAATTCTGCCGCGATCACCCTATCAAAGTTGTCATCCTCATTATAATTTATAATCTCATCAAGTAATACAACATCCAGAATCTTACTAACACCTAACACCTCTCTTATTGTATCACCATTATCATCGACTTCCTTATATACAGTTTCCTCCATATACTTTTTAAGACAGGTGTGAAGATAATCAATTATTTTTTGTGCACTTCTATGTACACCATAATCTCTTTGTACGGTTGTATTAGGAACAATTTCTTTTAACCAATCAGGCTGTTTTTCCAAATAATGACTGTCTCCCTTACCTTTCATATATTCTATAAAGGAAATATCATCATTTTCACAAAGAGTTCTTGCATTATAAAATTTAATAAGTAACCTTGCCTGTTCTTCCCATGTTTCCTTTTTTTCTGGTCTTGCACAATAACTGGCAACAAACATATCCTGATATTTTTCACTGGTAATATCATGCATCCGTTTATATATGTATACAGAACCTAACGATGTACTATATTTTGCTTGTCCTTGCCTGTAAGGATCAACACCAGCAACATATAAACCATATGGAGGACTCTCTACAGGAAACTCATATATTACTACAGGGGCATCCTTACTATCACTTGCCCTTAATGGGTAATTTGAAATTGGAAGTTTATTTGTAAACTCATGACTCACCTTTCCTTCCGGATTAATAAACAGCTCTACAGGAGTTCCTGTTCTCTCAGATGTAGTGAGTTTATTTTTTTGTCTCTTTGCTGCTTCTATATCAAATATATTTTGGGATATACGTAAAAAACACTCGTCCACTTTTAGTGGATAATACATCACCTGTTTTAAATATAGTTGTCTGTCTGGATTAGTTTTACTTTTAGTTCTTTCTTCCTCTATTATTTTTCTGGCTTTCTCTTTATCTGATACATTAATTTGTATTTTTTTTAATTCCCTGTCATCTTTCAATTCTATTCCACGTTCCTGTCTTAGCCAATCTGCCAGATTCACAAAATGTTTACAATCCATCCTATAGATACCGGAAAGAAATAATCCTGTCTTCATGTTAGTGACTTCATCATGAATAGCAAGAAAGTTATGAGCATCTGGATTATAAAAAAAGTTTTCAGCATCTTTCCCATTATCGAAACTTCCTCCTGTACCAACTAAAATAGGAACAGCTCTCCAACCATTCCTACCTTTTATAGCAGGTTCTCCTGCTTTAAATGATGAAGCAAATGGGTATTTTCCCACCTCATCCATAATGAAAGTTTTTGCTGTTGCTCCAGCAGCCACTTCAGTGGTATTACCATCTCTGGCATTTCTTATTATTATATAACTCCAAATTTCATCATCTCCATCTGGTTTTTTATACCCAAGTCTGATTTGATTTAATCTCCATGTCTTATCCAATCTGGGTATAGAAATTCCTTCCCATAGATTTTTAAGCCCAAAATCTACCTTATCTTTTAATAATGACAAGTCATTATCATTTCCACAGATGATTAGATTTTGTGTATTACTAAACAATGTAGCATTCATTCCAAAATAGGAAGCTTCCATTTCAGACTTTCCTCCTTGTCTACCTCCCACTTCTATATATCCTTTTCTTTCAATTCTGCATTTCTCAAGGATTTCTGCCCTTATCCATTCATTATCTCTTAATTCTGGAAGACAAGGTTTTCTTGTATCATTTCCATACTCATCTACATCATCCACCCTAATCAGCCAATGGTTCAAATGCCAATATAGCCACCCAGAGAAGAACACACCATTCACTGTTACACCTCCTGATATCTTCTCAATTTCCCAATCAATCAATTGTTGAAATTCCTTTGTTCCTGGAGGAGGAAGTTTCTTTATATTCCTGAAAAACTCCGAGTTCTTAATTTCCATTATTGCATTCTATGAGGAACTTTACCTATACCCCTTGCTTCTTTCTTACTTTCTTCCCTCTCTCTCAATTTATCTACCACTTCCAAAAGAGCTAAATAATTCTTCATTGTTTCCTGAATAAACTTTCCCTGTGATTCTATAGAGGCAATCACCATAGGAAGCAATCCACCTTTTGCTGTTGGTTTCCATTCAATTCTATCAGTAAGAGAAGGAAGAGGATGTTCATCTACATATTGTTTCCATGATGTAAGTTGTTGTTCTGCCCAATCAAGCTCTGTATTTATATAGACTTCTTTCTTTACAGCCATTTGTTATACAATTAAATCATTTATGTTCTCTCCGTTGAACGCTACAGAAATTTTTCCTTCAGAGCAAGGATAATTTTCATTTATAATTATTCCAAGCCAATCTCCACGTTTCTTCTGTTCTGTAACAACATCAATGTATTCTATTCCTGCCCTTTCCAAATCATTTAAACATTCAAGGAGAAATTGTACAGGGATTTTTCTAATTAACATTTTCTTCTTCTTCATCACATTCTATATTAAATTGTTCTTCTTCTTTTGGTGTCAAAACAGGGAACCAAAGGGGCGTTTGTTTTAGTTCCTCCAGAGAGCATGTGCAGGACAAACATTTTGTAAGAGCTTTTAACGGACATCCGCAAATCGTGCAGTGTTTGTCCATCCTAATGGTTTTGTAATTTTCCTTATTGGAAGAATGATGAGGACATGTTTCACAAATGGAAATTCTTTCCTGGCTTGTGAGGCTAATAAATTCCTTTATCTCCTCTGGAGGAATTAAATGATTGGCCCATCCTTCGATAATATGTCTCCAATTAATCATTCTTCAACCTCCTTATCATTTCATCTATCGCCTCTCCATAATATTTCACCTTTGCTTCCATAAGAACCCTTCTCTTTGGGGAAAGCTTTGTTTTAAGAAGTTCTTTTGCCTTTTCCCATCGAAAAACATAATCCTTAACATATGACCTTGCCTTTAAAGGATTAAATACAAACTTTCCAAATCCAGATATTTCCACACTATTATTACTATAAATAGCTTTCCTTACAGACGCAAACTGATAACCAATGATTGTATTTATAACACTCTTATCAAGAGCCGTTTCCACCACAAGCTTTTTAATAATAGCATTCCTCAAAGGATCGTCATTCATTCCCATTTACAAGCAATTTAATCATCAACGTAACATCCTCATTAAAATTAAGGGAAATTTTGGGATTCACCTTAATCCTCCCATTTTCCTTAACAATCATTTTCATCCTTTTCAATTTTGAAACAATATTACTTATTGTAGGGAATGTTGTATTGTATTTTTCGCAAAACTCCTTCTTTACATTTCCATAAGACATATTTCCCCTCACCACTGTAAAAGCAAGAAGCTGAATTTCCCTCTGTGTAAGGGACAAAGAATTAATAGCAGAAAGAATACTATAATACCTCTCGGCCTTTTTATAAGCATCCTCAAAATCACATTTCAACCTCTGAACAATCATTTCTTCCAATATTTAGTTTAGACAAATATAACAAAACAAATTATAATTATTCCTACAGAGGGAAAAATATAATTAAATTGATTAGAGGAAGAGAGAGAAGGGGTAGTTATATTAAAACATCCCCCTGGGTAGCAACTCTCTTAAACCAATGCCCCCTATGCTTATATTTCTTAAAAGGATTATTAATACATTTATACACCTTCATGCTGTTAAATTCTGAATAGCAGGATTTAATCATAGGAAATATTCTTTCTTCTCCTGTCTCAATATTAAC